TTACAGAGACTCCAGAGCAAAGGATTAAAGATATTGCCAATAAAGCTGAAAAATACCTTAAAGTAGAAGGTTTCGCAAAGAAATTTGAAGATTATATGTCAAGAGGATTTTACAGCCTTTCAACACCGGTCTGGATTAATTTCGGTAAAGACAAAGGACTTCCAATCAGTTGCTATGGTTCTAATGTAGATGATACATTAGATAGTATTTTGAACGCAGGAAGAGAAATTGGAATGATGTCAAAGTATGGTGGTGGAACTAGCATTTATTTAGGAAACATTAGAGCAAGAGGCACCAAAATTTCAACAGGCGGTACGGCAGATGGACCTGTTCACTACGCAAGAATCTATGACACAACAGTAGACGTTTGTAAACAATCAGAAGCAAGAAGAGGTGCATGCGCAGCATGGTTACCCATTGAGCACGCAGATATTTTAGAATTCTTAGACATTGGAACTGAAGGAAATCCAATTCAAAACCTTCAATATGGAGTTACAGTAACTGATCAATGGCTTGAAGAAATGAAAGCCGGTGACGCAGATAAAAGAAAAGTTTGGGCTAAAGTTATTCAAAGACGTAATGAATTTGGTTTTCCATACATTATGTTTAAGGACAACTCTAATAATAATTCACCATACAAGGATTTAGGTCTTGAAATTACAGCAAGTAACCTATGTTCTGAAATTCAATTGCCAACAGACTCATTTAATTCATTTGTTTGTTGTTTAGGTTCTATCAATCTTTTACATTGGGATGAGTTAAAAGACACTGACGCAATTGAAGTTTACACAATGTTCCTTAATGCGGTAATGGATGAATTCGTTAAGAAATCATACAACATGCCAGGTATGTCAAGAGCACACAGATTTGCAGAGCAACACAGAGCGTTAGGTGTTGGAGTTCTTGGATACCATTCACTGTTCCAGTCTAAATTAATTGAATTTGATTCTCTAGCAGCTAAGCAATTAAACTATCAGATCTTTAAAACTATTAAAGAAAAAACTGAAGCTGCATCAAAGTATTTACACGACGAAAAGGGTTATCGTTCTTTAAGAGAAGGATTTGCAAATACTACTTTAGTGGCTATTGCACCTACAAAATCAAGTTCATTTATTCACGGACAAGTTTCGATGGGAATCGAACCTATTAAATCTAATTATTTCATTAAAGACTTAGCTAAGTCAAAGACGATCTATAAGAATCCTTTCTTAGTAGAAGAATTAGAAAAGTACGGTTTAAATACACCAGACGTTTGGGAAGGAATCTTAAAAAGAGATGGCTCAGTTCAACACTTAGATTTTCCAACTAAAGGAGTATTCAAATCATTTATTGAAATCACACCCAGAGAATTAATTACACAAGCGGCTCAAAGACAACAATTTATAGACCAATCTCAGTCTTTGAACCTAATGATACACCCTTCAGTGCCAGCTAAGGATATTAATCAATTGTATTTGTATGCGCATGAAGAGGGAGTTAAGACTCTATATTATCAATTTAGCCAAAGTTCAGCACAATCATTTGCTAGAGATATTCTAGAATGTGCAAGCTGTGAGGCATAAAGATCCGGTGGCCTGAAACACGGCCACATTTTAGGACCGTTCTAGTTAACGGCTGGGCAGGAAACAAGTTCGCTACTATTCCTGCCCTTTTTATTTTTAAGCAGATATATAATAAAATAATTTCAAATGTATTTTTTTATTTCAGATAAATTTAATATATTTGTATATCAAAAAAAAACAATATCGTGAAACACATTCTATTATTTGAACATTTTTTATTAGAAAATGCGGGAGACGCTGCTATAGCTAATATGTTGATTAAACTTCTATATAAATATGGAAATGCGAGCAAGGATGCAGCACTGTTTGGAGAAACTTCAAATATCCAGATACAGCTTGACGTAGCGTCAGCACAAGAAGATGATAAAATGGCCGATCATTTTAAACAAGTTTTAAAAGAAAATCCTAAAAAGGCTGCAAAATATCAAAAAGCAGCTGACGCGCTTTTAAATCAAATAGAATCTCTTAAGGAAAAAGCGCCTAGGGAGGTTAAGGGATTAGTTAGTATGTATGTAAAGGAAGTATTACCGTTATCAATAGAGCGCACCATCAAGTATAATAAAAACTCAACATACACATACGCAGCATCGAAAGATAAAAAATATACAGAAGACGCATCTAAATATAAAAATGAATTTGCGGCGGCTGATGCAAAATATGCTAAAATTAGCAAAGAATACGAAAATAAAGTCAAAGAAGTTATTTCTAATATTGCAAAGTAAGTATTAAACACTTTCTACATTAAGAATCTGGGCAGGAAACAAGTTCGCTACTATCCCGGCCTTTTTTTAATATATAGCATAAGAACATATAAATTAATCATGAAATACACTAGACTTTTCGAAGACTTTATTAATGAAGGCTCAGTTTCAGATATTGTTGCCAAAATGCAAGATAATGGCCAAAAGGCAAATGATATTAAAGCAAAAACTGCTGAAATTAAGCAGAAAATGAAAGATAATTTTCAAAAGGAAGCTCCTTTAGAAGATAACAAAATATTAGCATATCAAACTGAAATCAATGCTATGAAATTAAGAATCATTGACCTGCAAAATAAAATTCTTAGAATTAAGATAGAAAAAGAACAGCAGGGATAATTTTAAGAACCTCTCCTCAGGATAGAATCGGAGGACCGACTCATAAGAGTTTCAGCCTGTCAGTAATGACAGGCTTTTTTATGAAACTATCCCTCTTAATCAGGTATAATAGCTAAACAATTTAAAGTCAAAACTATTATGAAGATTAAAATTTCGAAAGTAGATCAAGGCAATTTTACATCATTTGTTAACAGACTTAAAGTAATTGATTCTTTCATTTATTTTAAGATTAAAGATGGTCGTATTATCTCATCTGCTTATTTACCACAGCGAGATGCTGTAAAACACCACACGCTTCCTTTAAATGAAGTATTTGTCATCGATGGTAAAATTGAAACCGAAAAAGAATTAAAGGTTGCTTTCTTCGATGCTAACAAATTAATTGATGCATTCCGTCAATTTGAGTATGATGCAATCCAAGGTGAAATTGAATTCACAGAAAATGATGAAGATTGTGTAGCAAATAGCTTTAAGATCTTTACTGATGATTTGGAAATTACCTTAGCATGCTCAGAACCATCTTTAGGTTTCAAAGACTTAACAGATTCTCAGTTACAAAATATCTTTAATACTGAAGGCGCTGAAGCAACATTCGAATTGTCTTACACCGACGTATCAAAAATCAAATCTTTATTTGGTTTAGATAAAGATGAAACTTTTGCAATTGCAGCTAACAAGGATGGTATCCGAGTTAAAGGTAAATCTTACAATAAATTAATTAACGCAGCTTCTTCTCCGAAGACAGATGTAACAGTTTACAAAAAATACTTGAATCTCTTCGATAAAGAAGATTACGCAACAAATGTATTCTCAAACAGAATCGTATTGCGTTCTAAAGACTCAGATACTTTGTTAACTATTGCAACTTGTCAAACCGCTGATTAATGATAATTGAAGAACTTTTAAATAAAACCGAAGATCAACTATCTTTGGAAGAAATGAAAACCTTGGCAGAATTCTATTCAACAGAATCTGCCAAGTTTACTGCTTATGAGCAAGCTGTTAAGGTAACTCTTAACTCTATATATGGCGCCTTTGGAAATAAATGGTTTCACTTTTTCAATATTGACATCGCTGAATCCATTACATTGCAAGGTCAAAACGCAATTCTTTATTCTGAAAAAATCTTAAACAAATACTTTCAAGATTTCTTCATTAAAGACACTGAAGTTCATAAGACGTTAAACATTTCTGTTAAGCGACCAATCGTAAAGCCCGCTGTAATTTATATTGATACTGATTCAAACTATGTACAGTTTCAAGAAATGTATGAAGCAATTGAGTGGCATGGCAAAAAGCTAGATATTGTAACCTTTATTTTGCAGATCTATGATATGCGAATTAAGCAGTATATCGTTAAAGCATTAGATAAGTATGCTGAAAATACAAACACAGATTCTTTCTTGGAATTTGAATTGGAATCGGTTGCTTACGCTGGAATCTGGTTGGCAAAGAAAAAGTATCTTCAGAATTTAGCATGGGATGATAAGATCCCAAAGACTGAACGCCACAAAATGTTGAAGAAGATTAAAACAATTGGGTACGATACAATTCAATCTTCAACACCAACCTTTGCTCGTAAAAAATTATCTGAAGCTCTTTCTATTTTGTTTGAAAAGAAACCAACACAAGAAACACTTGGTATTCTAGCAACTTTCTTACAAAAAACCAAAAAGGAATTTAAGATGATTTCAGTGGATGAAATTGCTTTTAATAAAAGAACTAACAACATTGAAAAGTACATTGTTGATGACCACATAGAATTTCAATATGGACTAAAATGTCCACCTAACGTTAAAGCAGCTGGATTCTATAACTACTTAATGAATACTCATCCTGAATTTAAATCTAAATACAGAATGATTTCAAACGGTGAAAAGCTAAAATTGTATCATTGCAACCATGGTGTATGTGAAATGTTTGGATATTTACCAGGCGATCATCCTTATGAATTTGCACCAGAAGTAGATTATGAAACTCAATTTGAAAAATCAATTATTGACCCATTAAATCGAGTTTTAGACTGTGTAGGTTTACAACAATTAAACAGAAACCTATTATATTCAACCTCATTATTTTAATATGATAGACATTAGTCAATTAGATCCAGAACAATTAGAAATCATTGCTAAATATCAAGCAGTGTATCAGCGAGTTCAGGCCTTGCAAACAAGAATGACTCTTATTGAAACAGATTTGCAAAACGCTTTAAAAGAATTAGAAGAAATTCGTAACGAAGAAAAAATAAAACAAATAATAAACACACATGGCAAAAAGTAACAAAGCATTTACGTTTGATGATTTGAACGCAGAATTAGCCAACATCAATCCATTGGGCTCAATCATGGAGCAATCAGATTTCTCTGAAATTACAGAGTACATTGATACAGGTAACTATCACTTGAACGCATGCGTTTCCGGTTCTCTTTTTAAAGGATGGCCAAATAATCGTGCAGTTTCAGTAGCGGGTCCTTCAGGAACAGGTAAAACTTTCTTGATGTTGAACACCGTTAGAGAAGCAATCAATATGGGTTACAGCGTAATCTATTATGATTCTGAAGCAGCGATTGATAAAGAGTTAATGAAGAAATTCGGTATTGATATTTCTAAAGTAAACTATCAGCCGGTAAATACGGTTCAAGAATTCCGTACTTCAGTAACCACTATTACAAAGAAAATGCAGGATGCAAAACGCAATGGTGCAGAATTGCCAAAGGTAATGATTCTTTTAGATTCAGCTGGTAACTTAGCAACTCAAAAAGAAATTGATGATGCAACAAGCGGTTCAGATAAAGCTGACATGACACGTTCTAAAGTTCTTAAGTCAATTTTTAGAATTATCATGACTCCGTTGGCAGATTTAAAGATACCTTTCTTATTTACTAACCACACGTACATGTCGCAAGACTTTATGCCAGTCCATGTTGCTGGTGGTGGTACAGGTCCAGAATATGCAGCTTCTATCGTGTTAATTTTAACAAAGGCACAATTAAAAGACGGTGCTGAGAGAGTTGGAATCATTGTAACTGCAAAACCTGCAAAGAATCGTTTTGCAAAACCACATCCCGTTAAATTCCACTTGGATTTTAGCAAAGGTATGAATCGTTATGTTGGATTAGAACAATATGCAACATGGGATATTTGCGGTGTGGCAAGAGGAACTATCGATCCAAAAACAAAAGAAAAGATTTTAAAAGATTCAGCAAGAACATGGGTATGTAAGCATTTAGATACTACTGTTTCTAACGCAGAATTCTTTACTGAAAAAGTATTCACTAAAGAAGTATTAGAACAAATTGATGCTCACATTAAACCTATTTTCAACTATAACACCAATGAAATTGGAATGGATGTTGATGATATTTTAAATGAAGATTAATAATGAGCGAAATATACGAATTAGTAGAAGATAAATTACCAATCAAATACATTCTGGGTATTGAACAAGAATTTGAGTCATACCCAGATGCATTTGACATAGTTTATATCTACATTCAACGAGCAAGAAGAAATCCAGAAAGATATAAAGATACTTTCACTAAGCACGCTTTAATCAAATATGAAGCGGCTGGATTTCCAGAATCTAATATCGAAGCGGGCTTAAAACATGCAATTGAATTAGGATTAATTGAATGTACATGTGAAACTCCAGGTAAAGAATCCTATAAAATAATTTTAAACCCATTCGCTTAAACACATTACATGAAATTCGGACAAGATTTTGAAAAAATATTCTTTAAGTTATCTTTACAAAAACCAAAGTACTTAGAAAAAATTAAGAAAGGTTTTTACACAAGTGAAGATATTGATGCGCTTCATTATTTAGCAACTAAGTTTTATGAAAAGTTTCATGAAACTCCAAGTTCTGCTCAAATGAAACTTTTAACACAGAAGGCTGCATCAAAGGTAACAGTAGATGAAGATTTAATTGATGTTATTTATGCAGCTGATTTAAATCAGTATGACGAAGAATGGTTGATTTCAACAGCAGAATCTTGGATTAAGTGGAGAAACTTCGATACTACATTAATCGATACAATTGAGTATGTTAAAACAACTCAAGTAAATCCAGATAACGTTGATTCTATTATTAGTAAAGTTAAAACTTTAATCAATGATAGAAACTCTTTAGTGTTTAATTCAGATATTGGTTTAGATTTCTTTAACCCATCAGATCACATTCAATCTGATGTTTCTAAAGTTTCTACTGGTTATAACTTTTTAGATAGAGCATTAGGTGGTGGATATGATAAAGATGGTACTTTAACAGTTTACGTTGGTGAGCAAAATATTGGTAAGTCTATTTATTTAGCAAATGATGCTTCTAACTTTGTTAAAATGGGAACTAACACCGCAGTAATTACAGCTGAGATGTCAGCTCATAAATTTATGAAGCGTATTGGTTCTAATCTTTTATCAATTTCAATGAATGAATATGAAGAAAAGACAAAGAATTCAGAATATATTCGTAGAAGATTAGAAAGCGTAGGAGATGGTTTAACTCCCCCTGGACAATTATTCGTTAAACAATTCCCAACTTCACAGGCAACTGTTCCGGATATCGAAGCTTATTTAAAGCAGATTGAAGAAGAGCGTAAGATTAAATTGGGTGCCGTTGTAATTGACTATATTAACATTCTTTCTAATTACAGAAATCCAAATTCAGAAAACACATATTTGAAGATTAAGCAAATCGCTGAAGATTTAAGAGCAATGGGTGTTCGTAATAAATGGTTGATTGTAACAGCAACGCAGATCACAAGAAGCGGTTATAATTCAAGCGATATTGGAATGTCAGACGTTGCAGAATCCGCAGGTCTTTCACACACGGCCGACGTAATGTTAGGTATTATTCAAGATGATATTATGCGAGCTAGTTATGAATATTGGCTGAAGATCTTAAAAATCAGAGACGGTGAAGGTCGTGGAGTTAAGTGTAAGCTTAACATTAATTATCAATACATGAGATTAACAGAAACAGATGAAATCTCAAATTCAAATATACATTCACTATAATCAAAAAAGAAATGTTTAATAACAAAAGAGATAAAATATTCGACAACACGTTTGACGATCAAAAGTTTGAATTAGATTCAACTATTTCATTTCAAATCTCACCACAATATGATAGTGGATTAGAAGAAGAGGAAAAGATTCAACTAGAAATGGTTAGGCGTGATATACATGAGTTAATTATTAATTCTAGGTTTAAATCATTTAACGAATTAGGAGATTTAGCAGAGGCTAAAAAACTAAAGAAGTTAGATATTAATGAGATTTATGAATTTGTTTCTAGTGAATTAGTTGCAAAATATTCTTTAATAGAAATTTATTCAGAAACTGCAGACTACTTCAACGTTAATCCTACGAAATTCTATGCTTCTTTAAGTAATAAATTTAAAGAGGACTTAATTCAAGAATTAGATAACAGAACTAAAGTTTTAAAACGTAAAAAAATAAATCGCTTATTCTAATGATAGATGAAAAAACACTAAAACAACCAGTTAAAAGAATCTGGGTTTTAGGCGATTTACACTTAGGCGTAAGAGCTAATTCAGTGGAATGGCTTGAAATTCAACAAGAATTCTTTGAGAAGGTTTTGATTCCAACTCTTAAGAAAGAGGTAAAACCGGGAGATGTTCTTGTCCAAGTGGGAGACGCTTTCGATAATAGACAAAGCGTTAACTTAAGAGTTCTTAGTTATTCAGTAGATCTATTCGAAAGATTAGGTAAAATTTTACCAGTTCATGTAATCTGTGGTAACCATGATATTTGGGCAAAGAAGTCAAATGACATTACTTCAATTGATGCTCTAAAATGGATTCCAAACGTTTCAATTTATAAGAAGCCTAAACAATTTAATTGGGCCGGCAAGAATGTATTGTTAATGCCATGGAGAAGAGATTCAGAACATGAAATTGAAACTTTGGCAAAATATCCAACTGCAAATATTGTGATGTGTCACTCTGAAGTAAGCGGGGTTTCGTTAAATGCTAAAGTAAAGAATTTACATGGAACCGATACAGAATCTTATAAGGGATATGACGCAGTTTATTCTGGTCACATTCACTATCGCCAAAGAAAAGGAACTCTTCGCTTAGTTGGAACTCCATATCAATTAACTCGCTCTGATGCTAATAACGCAAAAGGCTTTGATCTGGTTGATCTAGAGACGATGGAGGAGACTTTCTTTGAAAATACAATATCACCTAAGTTCTTAAAGTTCAATTTAAAGAGCTTATATATGGTGCAATTGGGTGAATTTAAGTCTCAGATTCAAAATAATTTCGTTGACCTATACGTTCCTTCTAAGATAGCAACTTCAAGCGCTTTATCTAAATTGATTAATAAAGTTCAGAAGATTTCAAGAAAGATTGAACCTAGTATTTACGAAGATGAATCTATGGTGGACAAGGATCTATATGACATGGATCAGATTGAAGACCTTTACAAAAACTATAACATTTTGCACTTATGTAACATGTATGTGGATGGAACAAATCACGATGAAGATGTGAAACAAAAGCTAAAGTCCAGACTAAAACAATTACATGATCAGTGTGCGTATAACTACGATTTAGAACAATGAAAATAAAATCCATAGAGTTTAAAAACTTTGCATCTTACGGTAACAAATCTCAGAAATTATCATTTAGCGATGATAAGTCTGAGTTGTTTTTGACATTAGGTAAAAATGGCGATGGTAAGACCACACTAGCAAATGCAATTGTATTTGGACTTTATGGTAAATTGGAAGGCGTTAAGCTACAGGACTTACCAAACCGTATTAATAAGAACCTAATGGTTCGATTAGTGGTTCAATGTAAAAATATTGAAGTTGAAATTGAGAGAGGGTTAGCGCCTAATCATTTCAAAGTTATGTTAAATGGTATTGAATTTGATAAGGCCGGTAAGAAATCAGTTCAAGAATATTTAGAAGAAGAGGTGTATGGAATTCCATATCACGTATTCAAAAACATCATTATTCTATCAGTAAATGATTTTAAATCTTTCTTAACAATGTCAGGCAATGATAAGAAACAAATCATCGATAAGATGTTTGGTTTTTCTATTCTAAATGATATGCAGCGTAATGTTAAAGAAGAAAAGAAAACTATTAAGTATGAATTAGATTCTTTTGAAAGAGATTTAAAACAGCTTAATGACAATATTACGTCAGTTCAAATGAAATTGAATGAATTGTTAGCTGAATCAAAAACCAAGAACAAAGAAAAGATTAAAGATCTGAAAGAAAAGCTAGTTCATTATGACGAAAATAAAAAGAAGTTAGAAGAGGCTAGAGATAAAATCAAAGATGCGCTAGGTAAATACGGTAAAACGGTTGACACCAAGAAATCTGAATATAGCAAACTTAAACATGAGTATGAGGATTTAAAGCGTAAATTAGCTTTATATGAAAAGAATGCATGTCCAACATGTGAAGCTCCATTAACTGGCGATTTCCACGAAGACAGAAAAAATGAAATTGCGCATAAATGTAATGGCATGCCAGACGCTCTAACTTCATGCGAAAATGAAATTAGAGATATTAATCTTGAGATAGCATCATTAAGAGCTAAAGAAACTCAGGTTCTTGATAAAGTTTCAATGTTGAATACTAATATTAGAACATTCAAATCTGAGTTACTTTCTATTAAAGAAAGTTTAGATAACAATGAACAATTCGATCATTTAAAACAAATCATTGAAGATTTTGAAAAGAGAGAAAAAGAAGCTGCAGCTAACAAGGATGCAAATTCAATAAACTTTACATTCTTAGAAATCATTGAAGAAGTTTTAGGAGAAGATGGGGTTAAGAATTTAGCAATCAAAACTATTTTACCAGGTTTAAACGCAAACATTGCAGCATTAAGCCAGACAATGCACCTTCCTTTTCAATTAAAATTTAATGATAAATTTGATTGTATTATTACACAATTGGGTCAAGAAATCAATGCAATGACCCTTTCAACTGGTGAAAGAAAGAAGGCCGACTTCGTTATTATTATTGCAATCATTAAGATCTTAAAGCTCAGATTTCCACAATTAAACCTATTATTCTTAGATGAGTTGTTGAGTTCAGTGGATCAGGACGGTATTTATAACATCTTAAAAATATTGAGCCAGGTAATTAAAGAAAGTAAGATAAATACCTTTGTAATTAACCATAGTACGCTTCCTCATGAAATTTTCGATAAGAAGCTACAAATTTACAGAGAGAATGGTTTCTCTAAATTCGATATTGAAACCATCGAATAAAAATATATAGCTTACATGGCATCATATAACGTTAAATACAATTTCGATGATTCAGTTGTTAGACATATCATCATTGGTCTTTTAGCCGATTTAAATAATAAACTTTATTTTTATCGTCAAATTGACAATAATACAAGGGTTGCTATTGACGTACCTTTCTATTACACTATCACAGGAGACGATCAATTCTTAAGAGATAACTTTTTATTTACAACACCAGAAGGAATTAACTGCGTTCCAGAGCCAAAAATGGCAGATGGTAATTACGATAAAATTCCAAGAGGAGTTGCAAATCTAGAATCAATGTCAATTAATGCTGACAAGCTAGTAAATAGAAGAGTTAGGGGTTCATATTCAAAAATGAACGACCAGGGAGCTATGGAAGGTTACACTGCAGAATTCTCGATGATACCAGTAACCCTTAATTTTAATGTTGAAATCTTAACTTCATCACAATTAGACTCTCTTAAAATCACCGAGATGATTATTAAGAAGATGTACAAATCTAATTATTTTAACATTGAGGTTGGTCATCTAAACGAAGGAACATATAAGATTGCATCTTACTATGCGATGCCTGATGAATACTCTGATGAAAATCCAATTGATTTTACATTTGAGGATAAGGGCAAATACAAAGTAACTTTTTCTATCGAAGTGAGCTCCTTTATTCCAGTGTTTGAGTTTGAAACTGAAATGCATGCAGGAAAAAGAATGTTTGAGATCATTTCTACAGTCACTGATCAGGCTGAACAAACCTTCATGCGAGGCAAGTCCACGGATCAAGTAGACATTATTGATAAAAATGACATATAATATCAGGATATATAAACAGTAAAAAAATAATTTAAAGATGAGAACAAATATTCTTGCACCTGTAAAGGTATCTGAAAATTCAATCCAATTCTATTTAAACGGTAGAGTATTTGAATTAGTAGAAAATAAAATCAATGAGGCAGAGAACATCTCAGATGTTACTTTTGCTAATGCTATTAAAGCATTTGAAACTTTTGAGTTTAATGTTGATAACGTTAAATGGTATCATGGAACTTCAAGATTTGCTTACAATTTAGATGAAAACAAATTTACTTGGGGTAACACTGAAATTTTATCAGAGTCATTCGCAACTCACATCATGTCAGCTGGCGCTATTAGATATGAGAACTTAAAAACTGCTGAATTGTTTCAATCTATTCCGGCAATGTTAGAGAACTTTACTCTATTAGATTTCGCAGCAACTTTCGAAGGAAATGGTGTTACTGTAGATTTAATGAAAACTGAAGATTCTATTTTTGTTTCTAGATTTAACTCTAACAATAGAATCTACAAATTCTTTGAAGCTAAAAACGCAAATGACGCTTTAGAATATGTTAAAGAACAAACTGGAGCAGATGCTTCTTTATTCTTAGCAGGTTTATTAGAAGGTGAAGCAGCTGAAATCGCAGCAACAAACGAACAAATTTCTGAATTTAATTCAATGATTGATTTCTTAAAAGATCAAAGAGAATTAATTGCAGGACACGACAAATCTGTAGCTGAAATCAAAGCTGCTGACGATTTAATTGCTGCTGAGATTAAAGTTTGGGAATCAAAAATTGCTGAATTACAAGCATAATCCTCTCTTAAACAGAGATCTATATATAAAGAGTCAGGTTATCACCTGGCTCTTTTGTTTTATAAACAAAATCAACATTTAGTGTATAATAGACATAAATGAAAAAATAATGTCAAATCTAGTGAGCGCAGAAAAACCAAAGCCAAGAGCAAAAAAGAAAAACTACTTGAACAACGCTGATTTTTATAAAGCGATTGTTGAGTCCAAAGAGCAGGGAAAGCTAACACGAGATGCTGAAAAGATGCTAATTTTATTAGCTGAAAAGGCAATTAATAAAATGAAATATGTAGATGAAAAAGACAGAGAAGATTGTCTTGCGTTTGCTATTTTAGATTTATTAAAGTATTGGAAGAATTTCAATCCACAGTATACTAATGCCTTTGCCTACTTTACAGAAATCGCAAAGAAAGGTTATGCTAAAGGATGGAATACTATTCATCCAGAAAAATATAAAGGAACTCTTTCCATTGATAGAGCTGGCCGTGGAAGTGGTGGCGAAGATGGAGAAGGTGGTATTTACACAATCTAATGTCAATTAAAAACGTTAAACCCACAAAGAAATCAGGATTTACGCAAGGCTATTTTAAACCTCTTAATCCTACAAAATATGTTGGAGCTCCTCCAATCATATACAGATCTTCATGGGAACGTAAATTTATGATATGGTGCGATACCAACGAAAAAGTGTTGTTGTGGTCGAGTGAACCAATACAGATAGAATATTTGTCTAGACAAGACCAACGAACACATAATTATTTTCCAGATTTTTACATGAAAGTGTTACAAGAAAATGGAAAAACCAAAGAATTTTTAGTTGAAATAAAACCAAAGAATCAACTAGTAAAACCAGAGCCACCTAAGAAAAATTCTAAGAAAGCTTTGGATTCATATAAGTTTTTAGCAGAACAATACGTTAGAAACATGGATAAATATGCAGCAGCGAAAATATACTGTGCAAATAGAGAATGGAACTTTATTGTATTAACTGAAGAATCATTAAATGGCTTACATTAAAAAACAAATTCAACAATTATCTAAAGATGCTGGCAGCAAAAAGAAGGCTAGGATAGATGCTGAATCTTGGTTTAATGATAGCCTTAGAAAAATGTCAGATAAAAATGTACAATTAACACCTAAGCCATTCATGCCCGGCAAAATTTACGTGTTTGAATACCCTAATCCAGTTACAAAAGATCAGTTAGATTGGTGGGATAAAAGACCAGTAGTGCTAGCATTAAATTCAATAGACGCAACAACGGATTGCGGCATTAATCTTAATTTATTACCAATAAAGTTTAAAGAGGAACTTTTAGATGCTTTTTATGAAGCTTTTAAATCTCCAATTAATGCAGCAACAAACGGTATGAGTAAAGAAGATGCTCTAAGACAAAAAGCATTAACTACGTTAAGATATGAAAATGTAAAGCGATATTTAGATAAATTTGGATTTGGCTTTGCAATTAGAAGATATAAAACAAATCTTAAAAGAAGGCAAACTGTTGTAAGTTATGAGAGTTGGCCTAAAATTGCATTATGTGATTTTATTACAATAGCGGGAGGCACCGTTTGGGTTGTAAGAAGAATGTTCACAGAATACAATATTAAGAGGAATATATAAGTAAGATAAAAAAACTTAAAAACCATATAATATGGCAGGATTCGTAGAAAGAAACGGACCATTTAGTGTAGGTAGAAGAACCTTTAATTTGAGCGATACTTTAAAAAAGCTATCCTCATTTGGTATGTATTATGATGATTTAGTCTTGAGACAATCTCAGGCTATTGGTCCAATGGAAGATCAATTTGGTTATGGCCAAATGAACTTAATGGGCGTAGATTCAGATGACATTTACGGTGCTTTTGCCGCCCTTTCAATGGCAGATACAAACATGAGAAAGAACATTCCGTTCTTTGACATGAATTATAAGTCTAAAAGAGAAGAGCTAAGACAATTTTCTTTATATGATGAGATTGAAGATATTCTAGACATTTTATGTGATGAATCAATTGTTTTCGATGAAAAGAATTTTATTGCAGTTCCATCGTTAATTGGTTTAGAAGTTTCAGAAGAGGTTACAAGTTATTTAAATAAAGCATTCCGAAACATTTATCAATATTTTGGATTTGCAGCAGATCAATCTGCATGGTTCTATTTCCGTAAATGGTTAATTGATGGTTATTTATCATTTGAGATTATTTACAATCCAGAAATGACAGAGATCATTGGTTTTAAAGAGATTGACCCAATTACATTAGTTCCTGCATATAATAAAGATGATGGTAAGAAAGTTTGGATTCAATTTAAAGACGATCCAATTAAAGAAAGAAAATTATATGATTCTCAAATCATCTATATTTCTTACTCATCAATCACAACAGCATCGCGTATTTCTTACGTTGAAAGATTAATTAGAGCATTCAACTTATTGAGAGTTATGGAACACACCAGAGTTATCTGGGCCGTTACTAACGCTTCATATAGAATGAAATTTATTATCCCAGTCGGTGGTAAATCTAAAACAAGAGCAAAACAATCCCTTGCTCAATTAATGAATAACTACAAAGAAGTAGTTGACTTTGATTGGGAATCTGGTAATCTTACAACTAATGGTAAACCAAATTTACAATTTAATAAGGAATATTGGTTACCTTCAAAAGACGGTGAGCAACCTGAAATTGAAACATTAGGTAATGATGGTCCAGAAATTAATGACACTGATGCATTAAAATACTTCTCAGATAAATTAAAACACGTATCTAAGATTCCATTTAACAGATTTATGTATGAAGATGGCGGTGGAGATTTTGCAATCTCAGCCGATGGTATGATTAGAGATGAGATTAAGTTTGCTAAGTTCGTAAATCGTTTACGTTCTTCATTCCAAGAAATTTTAGTTAAACCTCTTTATATTCAAATGTGTTTAAAGTTCCCTGAATTCAAGGAGGATCCTGCATTCAAAACTCAAATTGCATTAAGATATAATGAAGAGAACATGTTTGCTGAGATGAAGTACATGGAGATTATGGAGAAGAGATTAGACTTTATTGCTAAAATGAAAGATGATTTAGTAATTACTAATCCAATGACGATGGAAGAAGAACACTACTTCGATATGGAATTCTTAGTTGATAGATACTTGAAATTATCTCCAGATGATAAAATTGCTAATGAAGCAGCTAAGGCTAGAACTGAAGCGGCTAAAGCAAAAGAACCACCAAGCGATATGATGGGTATGATGGGTGGAGCCGGAGCCGGTGGAGCCATGGGATTCTAAAATAAAACAAATAAATATAAAATGAATAGCAAAAAATACGTTAAGACATTTGAACAGTTCTTTTTGAATGAAGAGGACGATGCTTTAAAAGCACCAGATTCAAAGGTATATGTTGATGATGTAACTATTGATAGTGGAGAAACTATCAAAGCTGCAGAAATTTTAGGAGCTATTACTGCCTCTAAAACTGAAGATGACTTCAAGGACTATTTCTTTCAAACCTATGGTAATTTAGCATTCCAAGATGGTGAAATGGAACAATTAGTTAAATACTATAATCAATACGAAGAAGAAAGAAATCAAGAAGAAACTGATAAAGAGCAAGAAAAAGAAGGTGAAGGCGGTGGAGAAAAAGATCCGTTAGCTGGATTAGGAGGCCTATAAACACATATTTTTTAAAAATCACAAATAAAAAGGATATATAACTAAAATAATATCAAGATATATGAATATTGAATCTAAAAAACTCTTGATTCTAGAAAGAAGTGGTAACACTTTATCGTTTAAACAAGACAACGCTGGCGCTTATGTACTAGAAGGTGTTTTTGGTGAAATTGATAAAATGAACCGTAACAATAGAATCTATACTGAAGACGAATATCTTCCGCAAGTTGAAGCGCTTCAGAACAAAATCAATTCGTCTAAGTTATTAGGAGAATTAGATCATCCTCAAAATTTTGACATTTCTTTAAAGAATGTTTCTCACATTATCGAGGAATTAAGATATGACAAAAACAGTAAGCAGATCTTAGGTAAAATTAGATTATTGGACACAGATGCTGGTAAACAAGCAAAAGCTTTAGTTGATGCAGGTGTTCCATTACACATTTCTTCAAGAGCAGCTGGTACAGTTGAATCAAACGGTAAAGTTAAAATCAAACAACTTTTTACTTATGATTTAGTTGCAGATCCAGGTTTTGCTAATGCTGAGTTAAAGAGAGTTAACGAAGCTTATGGTTTCGAAGAAGATCAAGATTTATTGATTTATGAAATCAATCCAACGGATAACACACAATCACAAATAAAAGAAGCAGAAAAAATGGAAACATCAAGATTTGTAAGCTCTGATGACTTCAATAATTACTCTAAGTATTTAGCTGAAGAAATTAAAGCTCTTAAAGAATCTATTGCTAAATCAAATGATAAGGAGTCTTTAGCTGCTCAGGTTGAGAACTTAAAGGAATATTCATCTTATTTAGCAGAGAAATTAAATCAGTCAATTGCTTATGCTGAGCATGTTGCTGAAAAGGCCGATCAAGGCATTCAATACTCTGAAGAATTAGCAGAGAAATTAGATAACTCAATTCAATACTCTGAGCATATCGCTGAAGGAGTTGAATCAATTAAGAAGTACACGAATTACTTAGCTGAATCTTACAATGAAGGAGTTATCTCTCATGAAAACGTAACTAAGTACATGAACTACTTAAAAGAAAACTTAGAAAGAGTAAGCGAATACGCTGAATACGTTGCAGAAACAGTAAACACTAACCTATTAATGGAAGATGATACTGATGCTGGTAAAGAATTAACAGAAGATCCAAAGGACGTTACACCTCCAGTTGTTGATGCAGATGGTAAGGAATATGCTAAAGCAGAAGACAGAGCTGAAGACGATTCTAAAGAATTAGAAAAGGATTTAGAAGGTGATACTGAAGAAGTTGCAAAAGAAGTAGCCGTTGATGGTGAAGCAGCTGATAAAGTTGACGCTGAAGAAGGTGAAAAGGCTGAAGAAGGTGAAGCTGGTAAAGAAGTAGTTGAGTCAGTAGACAAAATGGAAGCTTACAAGGCTGAAATCTCTTCTAAATTAAGCGCTTTATTAGAATCAGCAACTGCAAAGAAAGTTGAAGAGCCACATTTCTTCAAGTTTATTGCTGAAGCTAAGAAAGAAGAATTCAACGCATTAGAAACTGAAGCAAAAGAAAAGGTAATTGCAGCAGTATCTGGTAAAGGTTTCTTAACAGAATCTCAAATCTACGCTTTATGGAATCAATCTTTAGCTGGCGCTCCAGTTGAGAACGAACCGTTAGTAATCGCAGCAATGCCATCTGAATACAAAGAAACTTGGAACGCATTATCTGAAGCCAAGAAGAATCAATTATTAGCTCAATCTAAATATCACAGATTAGAGACTGAATATCAAGTAAGAAACTTCTGGCAAACAAGAGACTTCAGAGAAGTTGCTCCAGTAATGGAAAAAGTTGAAATTGTAAATGAAGCTGTTGAATCAGTAGAAGCTCCAACATTACCATACAATATGGAAGGCGTAGCTGAATCATTCAACAAAAGATTCAAAAAATAATCAGTATAAATATTAAGAGTCCAATCTCTATGAATGGACTCTTCTTTTTTTAAAAAAATGAAAATTTAAAAAAAGCGAAAAAGTATACAGATATATAGTTAGTAAAGTATTACAAAAATATATCGACGATCAGATAAGAAGCAAAAGTCTGAATTATGTCGAGCAGTTGACGCAGTCAACACAAACATAAACATAAAAAAAGACATTTAAAAAAATGGCACAATTAATTAACGAAGCTGAAATCAGAGCTACATGGTCTCCGATCATCGAATCAGCTACTGGTATCACAGATGCTAACAAATTAGCATGGATGTCTGAGTACTGCCACAATCACAAGTTGTACGAAGACGCAAACATCATGAGATTAGACCCAACTATGAACTTACACGGTATGGGTGCTGTATCTTTCCCATCAAACTTTGGTTCTAATCCAACTACAGCAGGTTCTGGTGACAAAGCTCCAACTTTATTACCTTTAGCAATGCAAGTTGCTGCACAAACAATCGCTTTAGATTTAGTACCTGTAATTCCAATGGCTGGTCCAATGGGCTTATTATCTTACTTAGACTTCGTTTACGAAGGTGGTAGATTAGATAACACAGTTGCTCCAACTTACATTAAATCAGCAGACGCTGCTGCAGGTAATGACGTTGTTGCTGGTGTATCAAGAATTGATGGTAAAAACATCATCAAAATTGTTGATGCTTTAGATATCGCTGGTGGTGAAACTAAAATCACTGACAGATACGCTGACGCAGTATTAGTTAAAGCGTTAGAAGATCATATCCCTGGATTCTCTGGTGATAATTCAATCAACGCTGCTAATCCTTACGGAAGAGCAGAAGGTGAAAGAACTCCAGATAGATTAATGGGTCTTTCTTTATTCAGCAAAGCAGTTGAAGCTAAAACTTTCCAAGTTGCTGCTGCTGTAACTAGAGAGCAAGTTCAAGATTTAAAACAATTCGGTGTTGATGCTGTTGCTCAAGTTGAAGCTGTTTTAGTTAACGAATTAACTCAATCTATCAACGATTACATCATCGCTGAAATCGATACATTAGGTGCATCTAACATCACTAAAGCTGCTGCAGCTGGTGAAATTTCTGCAACTTCAATGAACGTAAACTTATATGCTGCTTCTGCATTGCAAGGTGGTAAAACTGAAGGTTCTGAGCACAGAAAAATCTTAACTGGTATCTTAGCTGCTGCTAACTTAATTGCTAACAGAGGTAGAAGAGGTGCTGGTAACTTCGCGGTTGTAGGACCACAAGTTGCTACTGCATTACAATCAGTTGCTGGTTATGTTCCAAACCCATTCGCTAACACAGTTTCTCAAGCTGCTGGTGCAATCTACCCAGTAGGTTCTATCGCAGGTGTTCAAGTTTACACTAACCCTAAGTGGAAGTGGAACAACATGGACGTATTAGTTGGTAGAAAAGGTGACGGTAACGGTCCTGGTTTAGTGTTCATGCCTTACTTAATGGCTGAATCAGTACAAACTATCGCTGAAGGTACAATGGCACCAAAAATTGCTGTTAAATCTAGATTCGCTTTAGTTGAAGCTGGTTTCCACCCAGAAACTCAATACGTGAAATTCACTATCGGTGTTGCTGGTTCTACACAATGGACTAACTTGATCTCTTTATCTTAATCTTCTGATTTAGATAATAATCAATAACCCAATACTTGAAAGGACTCTTCGGAGTCCTTTCTTCGTTTATAAGAATGACATAGATATATAAGTAATAAGTTTAATAAACAAAAGAAATTAAAATGAATACAGAATTAAAATTTGATGATTGGTGTAAACATATTTTAGAATCTATGGATGCAGCTCCAGCAGCTCCGGCTAAAACTGAATCGGCGCCAGTTACATCTGCAGCACCTGCGTCAACCGCAAACGCAGAAGTTAAGACAGATTCTAAAACTTCTATTATCAGCGATGTAGATGCAATCATGAATAACTTAGCTCAATTATCTGTTCAGATCAAAGAAGCAGTCGATACTATTGAAGTATTCGAAACTGAAGAATTAAATGAAGAGGAATTAAATGAAGATCAGGCCATTTTTGAATTAACAGCTGATGAAGCTGGTAGTAAATTGGCAGATTGGATCTATTATGCTCCTAAATATAGAAAAATGCAACAGAAGGTTAATAAAATGAAAATGAATTCATTAGACATTCAGATTGCAATCGACAATTTATCGGATGAAGAAATGGATTCAACCGCTAAAAAAGCTAAAAAGGACGTATTGTCTTCAAAGAGAAGTACATTGCAAGATCAAATTAAAGATCTACAGGACGCAATAGATACTAAAGCAAGAGAAAGAGGCGAATATATTGGAAAGGTATTAAGTTCTGAAAAAATTAAAGGCCAAATGGCTTTAGTTAAAAGATCTTCTGGCCAAGAGGACGATCCTAAAAAACAAAAGGATTTGGCCGCATCAATGAAAGAATTACAGCAAAGATTCAATGATGAACAAGCTGCAATGAAAGAATTGACAAATAAAGAAAAACAAAAAAAGGCAAATTCTACTCAGAAATCAGTAAAGGAACCTAAAAAGGAAGAACCTAAAAGGGAAGAGCCTAAAAAAGAGGAACCTAAAAAGGAAGAACCTAAAGCCGAAGAGCCTAAAAAAGAGGAACCTAAAAAGGAAGAGCCTAAGAATAAGGCAGCAGAATTAGAGGCAGACATTAAATCATACAACAATAATATTGCTGAAGAAAGAGCTGCTATTGAAAAAGCAAAAGAAGAATTAAAAACTGAAAAAGATCCTGAGAAAATTGCAAAATTAAAAGATTCTATTCAACAATCAAAGGAAGATATTACAGAAATGCAAGCTGAAATTAAGAAATTAAAAGATGATTTTAAAAAGTCAGCTCCTGCAAAAGAATCTTTAATATTCGCAGCAAATGAATTAGGATTAAATGAAATGGCAAATGAAATTGCAACCAAACAAGATTGGCAATTTGAAAATAATTCAGCTCTTTACGTTAAATACAATACGGAGATTGAAAAACAGTCTGCATTGAAAAAAATTAATGAGTCTACCGCAATTTCGGTTGCAGATAAATTTAGAATGTTATTAGGATAAACGTTATTTCTTAGCGTTTTTCTTAGCTAATTTAAGGAACTCCTGTTGTTGATTCATCAGGAGTTCTTTGCATTTCTTGCGAAACTCAACTGAAGATTTCAGGATACGGCTATCAACCATTGGAGCCTTTAATACATCGTGATATTTAGGGTGTACAAAGTTCTCTAAATTAAACTCACCCATCTTAGCCCTGATTGGCATACCTGAAATGGCGCAAACCCAATCAATAGTCTGATAATTTTCATGCAATTCTTCTTTTTCTACGATGGTTCCAGTAGACCAATCATAAAACATCTTATTGGTTTGATTATGGGTTCTGTGAGTATAACTATGTAACTCAAATAAGATATGAACAAATTGATCGGATTGACATCTTTCTCTCAATAGAGGATAATCCATTAACAGCCTACGTTGTGCTCGAGATAGAGTAGAATAGATGATTCCAAATCGATTCTTTGGAAATGGACCTCCAGTTCTTTTAATTTCCGGATATTTCTTTTTGATTGCCATATAAGTACCTTGAAACTTATTTATTCTTTTTCGTATAAGTTAAACAAACGTATATAAATTAAAAATAATGATTCAAGCACTATTTACAGAAAAGTATCGCCCGAAAAATTTAGATGATTTAATCTTGCCAGAAAGAGTAATGAATAAATTTAAAGATGGTTTAACACAAAACGTCTTATTCGCAGGTTCTCCAGGAACTGGTAAAACATCAACCGCTAAGGCGATTATCAATCAGTTTGAATTACCATACTTATACATTAATGCGTCAACCGATACTTCAGTTGAGGTTATTAGAACTAGAATCACTGACTTCTGCTCCACGATGTCAATCCTAGATGATCGAAACAAGTTCAAAGTAGTTATATTAGATGAGGTTGATGGTGTCTCAGATCAGTTCTTTAAAGCGCTCCGTGCCACTATGGAACAATTTGCATCCAACTCTCGATTTATTGCAACTTGTAATTATATTAACAAATTGCCAGATCCAATTCTTTCACGATTTGAAGTAATTAATTTTGATTTCGATAAGTCAGAGGAAACAGAATTAACAAAGAAGTATATCAAGCGTGTTTATGATATTTGCGGTAAAGAAGGCATGTCAATCGAAAAGCCGGCTTTAGTTGAATTTGTAAAGCGTAACTTCCCAGATTTAAGAAGCACTCTAAACAAATTACAGGGTTATAAATCTCAAGGAACTACTAATATTACGGTTGACGATGTTGTACGCTTTAATTCAGTTTATAAAGATATTTTTGAATTGATTTTTAATGAAACCGATCCAGTTAAAAACTACAAGCTATTGGTTTCAGAGTATAGCAATAGAGTGGACGAGGTATTACAATCATTAGGTAGTGATTTTATAGAATATGTACAGGCCGAAAAACAAGCTAATATTAAACATATTCCACAGATTGTGATTTCAGTGGCCGAGCATCAGGCACAAAGAACTAACGTAATTGATCCAATTATCACAATGTTATCTTGTGTTTATAAGATTCAGGAGATAGTTAGGTCTTAAAAAAATAATAGTAAATATATTTTACCAGGTCAGAAAAATTGGTTATATTTACAATATAATAATGGAAGAAGATATGAAATTAGGAAAACACACGTTACTGATAGATGGAAACTATTTCATTTACAGTCGTCTTTTTGTGATGCCACGTCCAAATAGCGGTAAGTTATTAGGTGACGATAAGAGTAAAGCTCAATTCATGCGTAAATTATGTATTGACTTTGCATCTGAAATTAGAAAAATGCAGCCATTTTTAGATAAGATCGTACTAACAATCGATTCTAAATCTTGGCGTAAAGATCTTTTTCCTGACGCAGAATATAAAGGTACTAGAACACAAGATGATTCAGTGTGTTGGGATGGTGTTTATGAAATTTACGATGAATTTAAATCAGTCTTAGCAAAACGCGGTGTCATTGTTCACCAAGTAAATGGCGCAGAAGCTGATGATTTATTATTTGGCTGGTCCACATACTTAAACTCAATGGGTAAAAATTGTATTGTTTGGACAGGTGATAGTGACTTAATTCAAATTGTAGACTATTCTAAAGCAACCGATGGCTATACTTTATGGTATTACAATTCTAAAAAGAAATTAATTGCGTTCGAAGGCTTTAATAAAATGATGGCAATGCCTACATTTGATAATTCAAACGATGATGATTTACTTTTTAATATGGCAAGCAAAACAGCTCTTTTAGAAAAAGTTAGAGCTGATTTATCAGATTGGTTAAAAAAGAATCGCGTTGAAGTTGAAGAAGTAAATTGCGATCATTTTATCTTTAAGAAGATTTTAATGGGTGACAAATCAGATAACATTAAATCTGTAGTTACATTCAGTAAAGAAGTCAAGGGTAAACCTCGTACATTCTCAATTACTGAAAAACAAGCTTCTAAGATATTAGAACAATACATTAAAGAAGAACAGGATTTTACAATTGACCACATGTTTGTTGAAGCTCAGGTTGAAAAGATTGCAGATATAATTTATAGAGTGGTAGGCCATGACCCTAAATCTCATATCAAAATGCGATTCAATCAAAATCTAGACATTATGTTATTACACAATAACACAATACCTGAATCCATACAACAACAAATACAAAAGAGCATTGATAAAGATATTTCAATTGATCCAGAATTATCTAAGTTAACTCAGATGGAAAAGATTTTAGAATCTTCTAAATGGGTTCAAATTAAAGCAGATGTTCCAAAGCAATTTGATCCATTTGCTGGCTTAGAGGATGAAACAAATTCAGCCCCTTTGACTAAAAACCTTAAAGAATTATTCTAATAGTTGATATGACTAACGAGGAACAAATAGAAGAGATCTTATTTGAAGCTGATTCTTATGGACTTCGAGTTGAAGTAATAGCCGAAGCTAAAAAAATCATGCAAGAACAACCATCGATCGATAAAGTGCTAGCATATCAGTTAGCATTCGATGAATGGATTAAATAATTAAATATGCTAGACGAAACAAAATTATTTGACTTTGTAAAAATCATGTTTACAAAGCCAAAGGACTATAAAGAATTAAAGCAACAAACTAAGAAGCGTCATCATTTTATGATTAATCGTTTCTTCTCTATTAAATTTCCGGCAAACGCACAGTTGTTTAATAAGAATGGAATTAATGGAGCTGCTGTTGTAGATTCTTGGAGTTTAGTTGCTCAACGATTTACTTCAGTTCCAACTTGGTTTTATACTAAAACTAAGAAAATTGAGACAACTAAGAAAGATGAATACATACCTAGTGAGGAAGTTGTTTCGTTATTCTTACAAAAGAATGAAATTGGTAAACGAGAATTTAATGAATTAAAAAAGTTTGCCAGAGAAGAACTTTACACAGAGTTAAAGAAATTAGAAACAGCAATCAAGGTATATTAATGAAAAACTTTTCAACATATAACGCGGTCGATGTTATCGATATTATTTTATACAAATATAATTATTACGATAACAAGATTTGGACAGGTATTAAAAACCAGATCAATTACATGACAGTCAATGAACAGTCTGTATTGGTTTCTCCGGCTGCGTTAAAAGAATACATTGAAAAGACATATCCTAATGAATTAAATAAATTCAAATCAATTGGTTCAGAGTTTTTACACAAGGACGCCAATTCTATCTATTTTTTAAATCTGCTTCTTTCGCAGATGCAACAGTTAAAGTGGGTTAAACTAACGCTTGATAAGAGTAAAAATTATTCAAGATTAATTAACGACGGTGGTCAGTCCCCTAGAATTAATTTCAGTTACAAAATATTACACATCACCCTAAGATTATTTGATCTTTTTCAAGAAGATGAGCTGGAAGACATTAATAAAATACTTACGGGTTTAAAGTTATTAAGAAACGGTAAACCTTACGAAAGACATCGTCTAGATCATTTTGTTTCTATGTTAGACAGATGGATGAATAACGCAGATTTAAATCCACACGATCATACCCCAGACGAACAGGTTGAATTAGTAGCAATGATTCTAGATATAATTGAGGCTAAATTAGAGGGTGACAATCCAGAAGTTTTATTGGTGACAGACTATTAATTCTTTTCAAGATATATAATTGAAAAGAAGGATAGTATATGTCTTTAAAAACTAAATTCAATACGCTTATATCAAATTTTGGTAAGAGAGAATGGCTAGTGTACATGGTAGTTTCACTATGGATTGCATTTGGAATCCTAGGAGCCTTTGAAGATGCAAACTTTGCGCAGATGGCCACGTATTTCGGTTCTTTAACAGCTTATGTTGCAACATACATTTGGGCAGAAACAAAAAGACCAAGCGAAAAAACAAGCATTTTATTACCGGGTCCATCTTCTAGAAGAGAGATCATGATTTATTTGGTTGTATTATTATGGGCAATTGCAGGCGCTGTTGCTATTAAAATGCATAGAGATTTAGGAGATTTAGCATTATACTTCGTATCTTTGACGGGATTTGTTGCATCTTGGATTGCCGGTGAAGTTTATAAGCCAGAAGATACAATTAAACTTAAAAGATTTGATAAAGAAAATACAGAAGCATAATGATAAAGGGTAATTCAGCAAACGAGTATGGTGATTTTTTAATAGCGTCCCTTAAAGACCCTTATAAAGATGTCGTTAGAGTAATAGATTGGGAAATCTTAGTAGGTTTATCTGATTCTAATACCGTTGGAAAAATTTCATTACAAAGAAATAGCAACGAGGTATTTGGTCTAGGCACCAATTTTAATTTTCAACCAGGTGATAAAATCATCGTGGGTAATATGACATTGGAAATTGAAAATCAAGTTAGTGCTGAGAAATTATTACTAGTAAATCCATCGCCAGTCACGGCAACCAACGTTGAATTCTTTAAACCTGATAATCAATATAATCATTTCTCATACGAATTTAGATATTCAACTGATGGTAAATTATTTAATGAATTTCATGCGTTAAATAAACAACAGGATTTTGGTGATTTGTTTCACATGACATTCAATCCTAGAGAATCTTTATATTTAGAAGTTAAGGCTGAAGTAGATACTTTAATTCCTGGAAATAAATTAACTTTAATTTCAATTACATATACTCTTGAAAAAGATAATGGTATTATAGAATCATGTCCGCAGTTATGTTTAGATTGTACAGATCCATTCTTATTTTCAGGTTGCGCAAACATTAGAGTGGATTGTGAGTATGACGAATTATTTAAGCCTTATAGCTTAATGAAAAGTCAGCAGGTATATCTTCAATTGGCGAAAATGGCAAACGATATTTTTGGTCATGACGTTACCTATTTTAGAACAGAACCTGACATGAGAACAAAGGACGTAATTCTAATGGAGTACTCGTTGTTTGACGTGGTTGATCAGCAGACTTTAAAAATTTTAGTACCTGACAATGAGTTTCCACAAGAATCAACAATTGCATACAATATGTTCGGTATGGATTTTGAAGAGTTTGAAATTCATATTGTTGCTTCTGAGTTTGAAAAAGTATTCGGTTACAAGAAGAAGCCAAGGGCGAGAGATTACATGTACATTCCATTGATTAATAAAATGTATATGATTAGTTCAATTGCAGTGGGTGATCGTTTTAATGCAACGCAAGCATATTGGAAAGTTAAATTAACTAAATATAACGAAGATACTGCGGTAGATCAAAATCAATTTGAACCTACAATCGACGCAATCGTTACAAACATAGATGAGGTGTTTGGCGAAGAAATTCAAGAAACTTATGCAAAGGATACAAAACCAATGCAGTTTCAAACGGTTTCAACTGCATACCGCGATGGCATAAGACAGTTTATAGAAAAGGATTTAAAGATCGTAGACTATGAATTAAAGAATAGATGGACAGTTGTTTCTAAGAATTATTATGATTTATCTCCTGTAAAAAGAGGAGAAGTTGCAATGGAATATGTTGTTGAAAGTTCAATTACAAATAGCGATAACTTTGCTTTATCTGGATGGTTTCAACCTCAGTTTCCAGCAAATTACGCAGCTGAAGAATTTTTCTTTGGAGATTACGATGTGAATAACGGATTTAGAACTTTAATCTCTGCACAAGATTTTAAAGTAATGATAAACGGAATTACGCATACTTTCCAACATAATGTTACATTTGATCCAGCAAAATGGTATGCAATTATCTTAAACGGTAGTAATACATTCAAACAGCTTGCATTGTACATATATGAATTAGATTTATCATTTAATTTCAACTTCCCACAATCAGGTGATAACGATCTGGTTCTTAAGTTCTCAGAAGTGAAGAGTGTATCACAGGCGTTCTATTGGGATTCAAATACTAATTACCATTTAAAAGGCGGCAAGTTGTCTCTAACAAACCTGAGATTCTTCAAGCAACCTATTGAGTTTGAACAACATAGCAATGTGTTAAATCAATATGTGGTAAGAGATTCTCAATTAGCAATCATCATCGATAATGCAATTCCTTCAATTGGATTCCAGAAATTCCGCAATGCAAGATAAAAACAAGATATATAATCTTGAAAATAATATCTTATTATGTCAGAAGAGAAAAGAAGACCAATTGCCGAGCAGGCAGAAGACATTCGTAAAGAATTAGACGAATTAATAGGAACTGATGAAGCAATAAGCGATATCGTTCAACAAGATCCAGAACTTCCAGTTGCAAGACCTAAAGCACCTGCTAATTTTGCTGAAATGAAAACTAAGGCAACAAAGCAGGCCGAGAAGACAATTACAGCTTTAATGAAATTTTATTTAGATGAAGACATCATCACTAAGGATGAGTATGTCATGGCTAAAAAGAAAATGGATGAGATGACAATGTCATCTTTAGTGTATCAGTTAAACGCAGGCGAAAGAGCTCTAACAACTTTATTAGAAACTATTGAAGATGGCGAGCTGGCCCCAAGAATGTTTGAAGTATTGGCTACACTACAAAAATCAATGTTAGACATCATTAAGTCTCAGACCATGTACTTGATGGCAACTGAAGAATCAACTAAACGTATTGCAAGAGATATTGAAATGTATCGTAAAAACGTAGATAAGCAAGAGATTCAAGCAGCCGGCGGTTCTACTGATAATGGAAATGTTCAGCGTGGAACAAAAGATCTAATGAGATTAATTAAACAGGCTCATTTAACTGAAGAAGAGAAACAAGAGGAGCTTGAAATAGATGATGCAGAATTAAACGAAGATTAATATGGCAGAGAACGCTAGTGATAATATGTGGATTCCTAAGGAATCCTCAGACATACAATCGGTTAAGTTAATTTGGTCGACGAAAAACGTTAATGATTATATTACAGCAGTCGATAAGGGTTACAGACCAAACGTAAGTTCTCCTTTTTATGAAGGTAAACAACACCTTCGCAAAGGTAATTTAGTGTTTGAATATACTGATGAAGAAATTCAAGAGATAGCCCGATGCGCAACCGATATTGTATACTTTGCAGAAAAGTACGCGGTTGTAATGACGGATGAGGGTATTCAGCAGGTTAAATTAAGAGAATACCAAAAGAAAATGTTAGCAAATCTTCAAAATGAAAGATTTAACATTGTACTTGCATCTCGTCAAATGGGTAAAACCGTAACAGCATCTATTTTCAATGCATGGTTCTTAACATTTAATTACGATAAAACAACCCTATTATTAGCCAACAAGGCCGATTCGACTAAAGAGATTATTGATAAGGCAAAAGTTGTAATTGAGCACTTACCTTTCTACATGAAACCTGGAATTATCAAGTATGACGTTATGAACGTTAGAGCTGATAATGGTTGTCGTTTAGTAGGTCAATCAACTACAGCTAAAGCCGGTATTGGTTTTACCATCCACAACTTATATCTAGATGAGTTTGCCCACATTCACCCAACGATCGTAGATACTTTTTATGAAAACGTTTATCCTACGCTATCAGCTTCTAAAATCTCTCGTATTAATATTACTTCTACTCCAAATGGATTTAATAAATTCTATGAGATTTGGTCAGCTGCTGAAAAAGGAGATAATGCGTATACACCTTTAAGAATTGACTGGTGGCAACACCCCGATAGAGATGATGCATGGTATCAACGAGAGCTAAGAAACTTAGGTTCTGAAGAGGCATTTAATAGACAATATGGTAATGAGTTCGTAAGTTCTAGTTCACTTCTTTTATCTCCGGCATCAATGAAGGTTTTAAGAAAGAACGCTAAGAAATTTATAAATCATGAATTTGAAGAGTTTGATAATATACATATTGACGTAAAGGGATATTTAACATGGCATCCTGATTTTGATGTAGAAACATGCAGCGATCCGGATAGATTCTTCTTATATTCTGTAGATATTGCAGAAGGTAACGGAGGAGACTTTTCAGTTATTAATGTATTTGAATTATTGCCAATGAAAAAGGAGCACATGGATAAAGTATTAAATCCAGGCGCAATGTATGATTTCTTTAAGTTAGAACAGGTGGCAATTTTTAAATCTAATGAACACGTAATAGAGGACTTTGCTAAGATTTTATACACCCTGTCATGTGAAATCTTTAATCCGGAGAACGTTAAGATGGTAATTGAGTATAATACATACGGGGATATTCTATTAAAATATCTTTCAACTGTATTTCCTCAAAGAAATGAATTTGAGGAAGAAATGATTTTAAGGTTTAAGCACAGACATGATTCTAAAGGATTGAAAATGGGTCTTAAACTTAAATCAGATAATAAAGCTATTTTCTGCCAGAACTTTAAAAAGCTGATAGAAAATAATAGAATTTTTATTAATGACATAGAAACAGTAAACGAAACGTCATTATTTGGAACCTTGAAAAATGGTAGTTATGGTGCCCAAATGGGACATGATGACATGGTGATGTCCTCAGTCAACGCAACGGAGTTCTTTGGAACAACTGATTATGCAGATGCGGTTGAGGAATTGTTAGATATAATAGATCCAGATCTTCACGATTACATGGAAAAGATTCTTTTTAAGGATAATGATTCACAAGGAGATCTGCAATATGATATTTATGACCTATTATCATAAGAAAAAGCACGATGACAACGATATATAGAATATAAAAAAATACTTATAAAATTATGGCACTAAGTCCTCAATTAACTAATTTTAAAAGTTCTGGTGTTTACAGATTAGAGTTTGATAAGTCTATCACTACTAATTTCAACACACAAACATTAAGATTAGTTGTAGGTCACTCTAAGAAGGGACCTTACAACACACCAGTGTTAGTACAATCAGCTGAAGAATTTATCTCTGTATTCGGTACAGCAGATACAAATCTTGAGAAGAAAGGTATGTTCTTCCACCGTTCTGCAATTGCAGCTTTAGGTAGAGGAGCTATCTTAGCGTTAAACATTGCTGATATCGATGCAGGCGATTCTATCAACTATCAAGCACCAGTTACAAATGGTTCAGTTGATTCAATTAGTTCATTAGGTTCTTCTAATGAGTACGCTAAATTCTTCAATACAGATAAATTCTGGTTCCCTGAAGATGCAGCTACTATTTCTGCAATCGGCACTGACAATGATAGAGTTTTAAACTTTATTAACATTAAACAAGAGCCTATCACAATCGTAGTTAGAAAAGCACAAGATGCTGCTCAATTCGAAATTACAGCAAGAGAGTGGTATGGTGAAGGTAATGTTCCTGCATTTATGAATGATTTTGATTACGTATCAGATTTCATGGTAGATGTATTTGTATTTAAAGGTGAGTTTGATGCTGCTGCATTAGCAACTGACCCAGTTTACGGAGCTTACTTTACAACTGAAGGTTTAATTAAAGGTAAATTAAATGATTTTGCTAATTTAAGACAAGTTACTTTAATTGCAAAATATTCAGGTTCTTTAATTCCAGATTTCAAAGATTTAGAAGGAAGAAGATTATTCATTGAAACAATTATCAACAACGAAGCAAGAAGAACTGGTTTATTCTGCGCAGTTAACACTGATTTAGTAACTGACGAAACAGGAACTAAAGTAGATTTAGTTGGTCATGTATATGATGAAGATCAAAATTATGAATGTTTATCATACGTAATCGATCAAACGGTATCATCTTCTACAGTTACTTTACCATCTGACGTTGATAACGGTGGTCAAGCAGTTACAACTGAATTAGATCAAACTAATATGGCTAATGATACATTATTAGTTCATGATTTTGATTTAACAGGTATCGTTACAACTAATGATAAATTCTTAAAGGCATCAACTCCGGGTGAATATGTTCAAATCACTCACGTTGAATTTACTGCAGGTACTTTCAAAATTGTTTGCGATGGTCCAATCGATGCTTCTTATGGTGGTATCGATACAACTGGCGCAGCTGCAACATTTGCATCTTATCAAGTAACAGTTAGTAAGTTCCCTCATTACTTCTTAACCGCAGGCGCAGTAACTGGAACTTATGCAAACGCAGGTAACGGTATTTTCACAGTAACATTTGATATGACTGGTAATACTTCAACTGCAATTAACTTCCCAATCAAGAAAGGTCACTATGTTGATTCTGCAATTGCTGGAAGATTAGCAAAAGTTACAAGAGTTCAAGAATCAATCGTTGGTAATGTACACACATTCACGGTAACATGCGATAGAGAAGTTGCTAACTCATGGTCTGGTAACTATATCTTATCATTCGAAGAAGCTTCTCCAGTTTACAAAATGTTTATTTTGTCTAAAGCCGCAGTTGCTGATAAAACAATCGAAGGTTCATTATCAGAATTAAACGGAACTAAATTATTCCAAGCATTAGTTGATAAAAACTTAATCGATTATAGATATATCGTAGATACATTTGCTTCATACGAGAATGGAACTATCTTAAACAAAAAAGAATTATCATTCTTAGCGCATGAAAGACAAAACGCTTCAGCTATCTTGAACGCGCCTACCGTAGCAGATTTCAAAAAATCTACTAATCCATCTTTCAAAGATGCAAACGGTAAATTCGATACACAATTTATCGCTACAGGTGGTAACTTAGATTTAAACCCAACTTCATTGTATGCATTACCATCAATCAATGATGGTGCAAACTATGCATTCTACTACGGTCCAGGTTTAATCGTAAGAGAAGGTGGTAAGGACATTGTTGTTCCACCAGCTGCTTACGTATCTAATAACTACATTGATAAATACTTCAACGCTTTACCTTGGTCAATCGTTGCAGGTCCAAGAAGAGGTGCAGTTTCTGGTCCAAACGTAATTGGTGCAGAATACTCATTCGACAAAGCAGATAGAGACATCTTAGAACCATTTGGTATCAACCCTATCGTGTTCCAAAGAGGTGCTGGTTTAGTTATCTTAGGTAATAAAACAGCTCAACAATCTGTGAAGTCAGCTCTTTCTTCTGCTCACGTAAGAGAAGTATTAATCTACATTCAAGAAGGTATGGCTAATATCTTAAAAGACTACGTGTTTGAATTCAATACAGCTCAAACAAGATTAGAAATTAAGACTTTAGCAGATTCATTCATGAATGGCTTAAAGGCAGACGGTGGTGTTTATGATTATAAAAATATCATGGACCAAACTAACAATACGGACGATATCATCGACAATAACATGGGTATTATCGACACATTCGTTGAACCAGTTAAAGGTTTAGAAATTGTAGTTCACAGAACAACAGTTTTAAATACTGGTGAAATTGCAACCGGAAACTTTTCTTAATAAATAGATAAAAAATAAACATTAAATAAAATGGCTTTACCACATTATTCACAAGATCAGACTTCTAAGAAAGGTATGCAGTACGAACCAGTACAAACCAACCTTTTTGAAGTGACTATCTTACCGCCAGCTGGTGTTTCAGGTTCGTCTTTGTTATTACAACATGTTAATAAAATTAACGGTTTAGATTTATACAAAGAAATTTCACCTGTAGATCAGAAATTCAAATTCGCTAAACGTTCTTTCGCCGGTATGCCAGACGATACAACGTTAGAAGTTGAAATTGAATTCTCATTAAACTTAAATGATTCTAATCAAGCGTACTTGTATAAGACTTTAAGAGAATGGTACAATAAAATTTATAATCCACAAACAGGTGCTATGGGTCTTAAGAAAGACTACACTGGAACTTTAGTGGTTGTACAATTCAACAGAGCTGGCGATATTTATAGAACTATCACATTAGAAGACGCATTCATTATGTCAGGTTTACCTTTCACAAATGAATTAGCATACGATGGTGCTGACCCAGCAACATTAGCTGTTAAATTTAAAGTAAATACTTTCA